TAGATCAAGCGTTAATAAATTTAGAGATAACAGAGAAAAATGCAGCAGCAGAGAAGCGATACTCAGATGCTATTAGAAATAGAGCAAAGGCTCAAGCTGACGCAGCAAGAAAAGCAAAACAAGCTGCCGAAGAAGCAAGGCGTAAAGCTGAACAACTAGCTAAAGAGCAATATGATTTACGCGAAAGTATTTCTTATGAGTTTGCAAATAGAACCATTCAGATTGAAAAGGATTTGCAAAATAAAATTGCAGATATTCAGAAAGCTAATTTCAATCCAAAAGACACAGCCGGCTTTATTGCGAATGCAAAAGCTCGCGCCGACTCTGAAAAAGAAATATTTGTTGCTCAACTAGAATACGAGTTGAATGAATTTCAATTAACCGAAGAAGCTAAGCTCAAAAAGCGTTATGAAATTAACAAACTATTAATTGAGTCAAATTTAAGCCTATCTAATGAAAATAGAGATATTGCATTGCAACTTGCTGAGAAACAATACAAGCAAGAAGCTGCATATCTTGAGCTATCAAAACGGCAACGTGAATTTCAAGCACGCGAGCAATTCATTGACGAAACAACACGAATCAATGAGAGGTATATTTTAGAACAGGCTGAAATATTCAAAATCAATGATGTGAAAGAACGTGCATTTATGCTTGAAATGAATCGCTTGAAAAAGCAAGAGGAGCAGACCAAGCGACTTCAAGATGCTCAAAATAACTTTGCTAGAACCAAAGCTCAAAATGATGGAACAGGTGGATATTTAGCTATAGCAGATACTCAAAACGAGCAAACAGCACAAAGCCAATCATTATTTGATGCGCAAATGGCTGGTATTGATCCAAATGCTGGAATACAAGAAATAGCAGCTCAGCGCGAAGCTATTTGGCAAGAACATCAAGACCGCATGACAAATATAGAGAAAGCAGCAAATATGGCTAGACTTGATCTAAATTTATCATACGGTGAACAAATATCTGGCTCAATTGCTTCAATGTTTAAACAGCAAGGTGATGATCAAAACAAGTATTACAAAGCAGCATTCACAATTGAAAAAGCATTTGCTATTGCTCGTTCAGCACTTGCGATTCAAGCAGGTATTGCTCAAGCGGCTAATAATCCGTGGCCCTTGAACTTAGCAGCTATGGCATCCGTAGCAGCACAAACAGCATCAATTATTTCTAATATTCAATCAATTCATACTGAAGGATTCCAATCAGGCGGATATACAGGATCAGGCGGTGTATCTGATGTTGCTGGCGTGGTTCATGGGCAAGAATATGTTCTAAATGCAGCAGCGACTAAGCGAGTTGGTGTCGGAACTCTTGATGCAATTAATAGTGGTGCATCAATGGGTGGTGAAATTAGCGTAAACATCCAAAACTACGGCACCTCAAAACAGTTTGATGTTCAGCAGATTGATGCAAATACTGTTAGAATTATTGCGAGAGATGAGGCGGAAAAAGTAGTGACTGGACAGCTTTCAAGCCCAAATAGCCCAATCTCAAAAGGCATAAAAAACAACTTCAACACAAGTAACCGCAGAGGATAAAGGATGGCTACTTTTTATAAGATGACGTTGCGCCCAAACCAAAGCGGTTATTCTGTTCAACACCCATATACTATAAACAGAATGCAAATGAGTGGTGGTGCTTCTCGATTTAGACAAGGGAAGAAGAATGCACCATCATCTGTGACACTGCAATGGATTACAGACAAGAATGGTTATGACTACTTAAAGGCATTTTATGAATTATGGGGAAATCAAAGCCCTGCGATTCAACCATTCCTAATTGATCTAATTATTGATTTTGGTGATCTGCTTGAGTATTCATGTTTCTTTGTAGATGGTATTAAGTTAGATCAAGTAGCCGGACATGCTTATTATATTTCTGCAACTGTTGAGGCGAAGGCTAAAAAGCGAAATAATGATCAAGATGAAGTTATTATTCTGGGTATTTTTGATCTAATAAATCCTCTTGAGCAGCTTGTCAATGTAGACCTTCCGAATGCTTTGGAGGTGTTATAGATGGCAAATCAAAATAACTTCTTTTTGACCGACACTTCAGCAGTTCGCAAGGTTGATACGATTGAGTTAAATCATCCTGATTGGACTGCGCCATTCTATTTTCAAAATGAATGGATTGATGAAGACATGACTGCAACTAATGAGGATGCAGTCACAGTTACATACCAGTATCAATTATTCGAAGTTGATCGCGGAAATGTTATGGCTGACTTGGATCAAGGGGTATCAATTACTTTTGCTGATTACATAGATGAGCTAAAAAATGCAATCAATTCAGCAGATCACATGAAAGCAATTACATTAAAATATCGAATGTTTCGTGATGATGACTTATCAAGCCCTCTTGATTTTATTCAAACTTTACAGGTATTAAAAGTTAATAATGACTCAAATGGAGTTGTCACTTTTGAAGCAAGCGCAGAGCAATTAAATAGCGTAAAAACTGGTGATGTTTATACATTAAATAAATACCCATTATTAAAAGGGGTTATTTAATGCTTGATGAATTAATGGATAGAACTTGGAAAAAAGGATACACATGCCATGAATTTGCTTGTGAGGCTTGGCAAAAAATCACAGGCAATGAATTAACTTTAAAAAAACGCAAGCCAATCAAGCAGCCCGAAAGCCCTTGCATTGTATTTCTATATAACAATGAGCGCTCAGACTCTCATGTTGGTATATTTTATCAAGGCCGCGTTATTCATTTAGGGGTTCGCGGTGTGCAGTATGTTCCGCTAGAATGCTTAACAATTGGATTTAGAAAAGTGAGTTTCTATAAATGAAGCGCGTTCATATTATTTATGATATTTATGATTCAGAAAAAAAGACTGTCGCGGAAGTTGATAGCGTTTTAGATTACCTTAAATCTGAGTTTAAAGAGTTTCCAAAAAATGCAAAAGTTTTTCACAGTGCTTGGCACGATGACAATGACATAACTGAAGAATTGCAAAAAAATGAGAATTATGCAGACGCACTAGATGGCGACATCATCATTGTAATTTATCCGGCGTGGATTCAGTTTATTTATTATGCAATTGTTGCGATAATAACGGCATTCAGTCTTTACACAGTATTGACGATGCCAAAGCCACAAGTTTCGGCACCACAGTCAGCAAATAATGACTTAGCATCTCGACAAAACCAACCGCGTCTTGGTGGTCGTGTTCCAGATATCTATGGCGAGCTTCGCGCTGTACCTGATTTGATTTCCGCGCCATTTACTTTTTATGATGCGAATGATAAAGAGATTGAGGAGTGTTTAATGGTTCTTGGTCGCGGATACTATCAAATCCATGACGTGCGAGAAGACACAACAAATGTGCTAGATATTCCAAATAGCGCAGTTAGTGTTTATGACCCTGATACAAACATTAAAGGTGATCCAATTTTTCAGATCGGTGAATCATTCACCTTGCCTCCGCTACTAACAACAAAATCAAAAGCTATCAACGGTCAAACACTGGATGTTCCAAATGATCAAAAAATAGAATCATCATTAGCAACATTTAAATACCCAAATATAATAAAAGCAAATGATGTGGGTGTTAATTTTATATCCATGTTTTCAGAAGGCCAAACCATTGGCGTTTATGGCGCTGAATACTTAATTCAAGATATATCAATTTCAGGTTTTTCAACCTTAACATTAACAAAGCATGTGATTATTGAATCTCCTATTAATATTGACAATGTTGAAGATTTTAAAGCTATTGTTTTAAGCAATGCATTGGTTGAGGTTGTTACTGAGATTCTTCCTGTTCCACCAGAAACCACACCAACATATGTGAGTAAATACTACGATCTATCAGGTCGATACAACATATCTTCCGTGACAAAAACAACTGTCGGCTCAAATTTCAGATATGATATTGCTTTAAATAATGCTGAATTTGTTAATGGAAACTGGAATTATCTTGATGTTGATAAAAACTCATCTGTAAATATAAATTTTACTGATAATGAAAACAGTATTAATCTAAATGGAACTTATTTGATTTCTAGTGTTTCTGCTAGCGAGATACTTCTTTCATCACTAAACTTAACAAACAATGATTGGGATAAACTGCCGTCAATTCTGAATCAGGAAACACTACCTGTACCATCTGAAATTAGACTTGATGTTATTTCGAGTAAGTGGGTGGGGTGGTTTAATATTGAGCAGGATAATACAGATGAATTAGTATTCAATGTATTTTTTCAGAACGGATTGTTTTATCAAGACTCAAAAGGTGGGGTTTGGGGTGATACAATGACGGTTTGTATTGAATATCAATATCTGGATAATGAAAACACACCAATTGG